TCGTGTTGTGTTACCATCCATACTTAACTGCCTTTCCTTTCATAATAAACCAGGCATTCAATCACATATTCAAATATACCGTTTTCATCCGTATCTACCGGTATCGGCTCATCATAGCCTACAATGATAAATTTGATTGTATGCCCATTAATCTGCTGCTCTCTGCAGGATATTAATGCCTCCTGCAAGGCTGCTGCCGCTTCCTCCGCCTCCGTAGGCGACCTGTTCCAGTGGATCAGGAAGGAAATGGCCTTTATGCCATAAGAGCCGTTCTCCATGCCTCCTAAAGGCATACCGCCCGCCTGTTTCTGCTTCAGGGGGTAGGTTCCTATGGATTTATCCTTTTTGTCCGCCATCTTTCCACAGTAACAGTTTTTATCCGGTACAATGTTAAGAGTAGCGACATAATCCCTTATATCTCTTAATTTCATCTACAATCCCGCCAATCTCTTATAAAGTTCTGTAAAAGCTTTTTGACAGAAGTCCTCATGTTTCCCTCCCGGCATCCAGTCTTCATACCATTTTCCTTTTGCATCAGGATTTTCTCCCTTATCGAAATGATACTCAGGGTGGTAATACAATCTTCTGGCATAGGGTGTTGAAGATACAATGCTGGCCACTCCGGAGTTGCTTTTACGATAATCCACAAAGGTGCTTTCATTTTGCAGCGTACCGCCTCCGTGTACTGTTTCCCGTACTAATTTGCCTTTGTATTCTCTGCCGTTTTTTGCAAACTGTCCTCTTTTTCCGTATACTCTTCTTTCGATTACCTGCGGATCATCAAAAGGCATTACCTGTGCCTGAACCACTTCTGTATGTAAAGCTTCCGCTGTCTGCTCCAAGGCCGTTATGGATGCTTTTGTAAGCTTTCTTATCTTTCTTATATCTATTTTTACTGTGGAATCAACCTTCACTACACCACCTCCAGCTGACAGAAATTTACTGTCCCATCAGGATTCCTTGCTTTCATCCCCTGTTCAATCCACCGCTTCGCTCCAAACACCTCTACAAAGCCGCCGCTGATTACAGGAAGCTCCGGTGCAATATCCCCGGGAAACATTGCTGTACCGGTAATCTGCACCAGCTTCTTTTCCGCTGTCAGAATGGTTTTTGCCTTATCCTGGAAGTTGCATTTTAAATCCATTTCAAAGGCCGGCAATGGCTCCCCATAGGTATCCAGACCTTCCTGCTCCAAAATCACATGGATATCTGTTTTGCACAGCCTTTGGGGCACAAGACACGGATATTTCATCGTACCACCGCCAATCTGCAGCAAAGTCCTGTCTGCTTCAACATAGAGTAGGTATCTCGCTTCATTGCCACGCCCTGATCAGTTATAACATTCCAGCTGTTTCCGAACTGGACGGATGCCCCGTTTAAGCTGTAGCCTGAAAGCACCGTTTCTATCAAATCCTGATTCTCATATTCGAAATCCGCCTGCTCACAACAGACCTCACGGATAATATCAGCCTGAAATTCCGTCAGACAGGAAATGCCCTGACCCACAATTCTGTTGTAAGTCAGGGCGTCAATATGTCTGCTGGCTTTGTAAAGCCTTCTTTCAAGCTCTTCTTCCGGAATCGTCGTCCCTTTATAGACCTCACGGTAATAAGCGGCATCTGCATAGGGTTTATATCCCATATCAGCCACCTGCTTCCGGGGGATTGGTCTGTGCATTTCCTTTTTTCCATCCCTTAATCTTTTTTACTGCCCCGGAAACGGAAGAGGTATTTCCTAAATCAATCCCGTGTTCAACGGCATAATCCGTCAGGATTTCAAACACATCCGCATCTGTCGGTTTAGGTGCATCGCCCTTGTCCAGTTTTTCCTTTAATGCAGCATATTCTTCATAAGGAACTTTTTTGTCCCTGCCATAGACAATCAATTTGCCTTCATCGTCATAAATGTCGAAGCCGCCGTCCTGATAGAACTTTTTCTGCGACTCATTGATGGTATACTGCTTGTTTCCTTTTACTGCCTTCATGACAAACCTCCTTTATGCCTGAATGTTCATGGAACATCCGACTACTTTTCTTTCTAACAGGAACAGGTCTCCATAACAGCGGTTCTGATACAGATAGCCGTCTGCCGTTCTGGAATCCGTTCCCGGTGTAAATAACTTGATATAGCTGTATTTATCCCTTGCCACTACGCAGGAAGGATGAACCAATATCCAGTTGATCTGCTTTGCATCCTCTGCTGCCACACACCCGTCCGTGAAATCATATTTCGTTTTCATTCTGGCGGAAGGAACCATTTTGATCTTCACATCATCCAAGCTGTGCACTTTGCGGTTGATGGTAGAAGCTGTATTGACTGTAATTGTTCTGGAAATTCCCTCTGCCGCCTTCACAATCTTATTCATGGCAGGCGTTACATAAAGAATCCTGCCTTCTTCAGGTACAGAGGCATCATCCATGATAGCCATTTCTTCATCGAACTGATCTAAAAATACAGCCGCATCGATTATCGTTGTATCAATCCGCCCTCCAAAAGTTTCCAGTTCTGCATGGAGCTTGGAAAAGCGGTAAGAATCCTTTTCAGGGATTGCCTGCTCCGTCTCAAAGGCATTCTGGATATTAGCAACCGACAAAGTAAGGTTCGTCTCATCAATATCCATGGGATCCACAAAAAATTCAATATCCCTGTCATGGGTCAGCTTTTTGGGTTCCCAGTCATTGGAAAGAGAACCTGCATTAAAGCCCGGTGTCCTTGTGTGGTCCTTGTATCCTGATATTGCAATCCTCGGTAATTTAATAGTCTGTGCGTTTAAAAATTTTACCTGCTGGTTGCTCTGTGCCAAATCGTCAGAGCATAATTCCTTTGCATATTTCTGCTGCAGAAGGCTTGTAAAGCTTTCCGCATAATCATAAACTGCCATTTCTTATTCCTCCTCTTGTTAAGAAAGTCCGAATGCCTTTTTCAGCTCATCTTCGTTACCCTGGTTATTTCCCTGCCCGCCGGATGCGCCTACCTGTAAGAATCCATTGCTATTTGATGTCTGCGGTTTTAACTGCGGAACGTCCTCCAGCACCTTGTTTAAAGCATTCTTAATTGTTTCATTGTTGATTTTTCCATCCTCTCCTGCCGCCTGGCTTAAATCTGCCAGTCTCAGCATATAGGGAATGATTCGGGATTCAATTCCCATGCCTGCCGCTTCCAGAATTGCTGCATTCTCTATGGCTGCTTTCTGTGCTGCTGCCTGTGCCTCTGCCGCCTGTCTCCGGATTTCTCCCACATCCGGCTGATTCTTGGCCTTTTCTGCCTTGAAAGCCGCCATTGCCTGCTCTGCCTCTTCCTGACTAAGCCCCTGCTGCTTAAAATAAGCCTTTAATGCCGTATCTTCCTTTGCCGCCAGAGTCCCGTTAAGCATCTGCTGGATTTTTTCATAATCGATTGTCTGGGACTGCTGCCCTGAAGCATTCTGGACCGATGCATTCTGATCTGTCTGGCTTTTCGCCGGTTCCGTCTGTGTCCCGCTTCCTCCGGCTCCTGACGGGTCATCCGCAAAAAACTGCAGATTCATGGGTAATTTGCATCTCATTTTTCTTCTTTTCATAGCTTTCCTCCATTTTTAAGGGTGTCTCCCTATAGAATCCATTGTCATCGGTGTCGCCGCCCACGCATCCTTTACCCTCATCTCGTGTTTGGAGCATAAAAATAACAGCCTATTCGGCTGCCTCTTTACCATTTTCTTTCTCCGACTTGATTTCCTCCACAAGTCCCAGTGAAATAAGCATTTTTGCCCGGTCATCTTTCAGATTCAAAATGCTGTTCTGCTTTCGCAGCTCCAAGCCTTTCGCTTTATCCCGGAAATCATGTTTTACCCTTACTTTCAATTTACCACCTCCTTCGTTGCACCGGTGCAACTTTTAATTTTGGGTATAAAAATACCACCTGGTCTTCTAGGATTGGGTGGCATTTACTCCTTTTTAGTTTCACTCTTTTTCAGTTCTGCTATATGCCGTTCAAATTCTTCATCTGTCATGGATCGTATTTTCTGTATGTTTTCTGATACGCCTCTGTCATCACAGATAAATTCAGAATTTCTATATCTATTATCCAAAATATACCTCCTATAACTTTTGAATCGTAAAGCCATATTCATCCTGCAAATACGCTAAAGCTTTCTCCATTGCTGTAATATCAGTATACCCTTTATACCTTCTTAATGCAACGTCAAAATCAAATTGCGGTATTTCTTTTTTAGGTCTGGTATAATAATATATATCCCCATTATGACCAAGAGTAATTCCAGACGCATATTTGTTTTTTAATAAAGCATTGATATCAGCAATACTTGGTGGATAGCTTTGCGGATGATTATGTATAAGCAATACTTTTATTTTTTCTTTATCCGCCGCATTAAGTCTTTTGGTAAATTCTTGTGTTCTTTGAACTCCGGATTCTATTTGCTGCCCCAGAACGCTTCCAATTTCTTTACCTGTATCAAAGCTGACCGCATAGAGCTCTTCTGTTTTCAGTCCGTTTCTATTATGCAGAGCCCACTTCGAACGGATTTCAATAGAAGCTATAACCTTTGGATTATCTGACAGTTTTTCAAGCTTCTTCCTGTATTCCGGCGATTGTATTTTTGTCCAATCGACAGAAAATGTATCATTCTCTGCTTTTCTTGGAGAAAATTCCAATTCTGTTTCTTTCCTAAAATATTTATCCAGCACTTTCGTTACTCGTTCGGAATACTGACTCCGTTCCGTTCCAAGTTTTGCCTGTGCAAATGCCTCCGCCATAAACTCATCAGCATTCTGGGTAGAATACATACTAATTCTAATCTTTGCCAATTCATTTTGGGCATCTTCTAAACGCTTGAAAACTGCTAATTGTTCCGCTGGTTCTATGTTTAAATCAAAAAAGGCCTTATCCTTTTTTAACCTTTGGATCTTTGCCTCAATATCAGAAATCTCTTTTATATACTCATTATAGATTTCCTTTATTTCCTTCCTGATTTTTGTTGATTGCCTGTTATCCATTCCGATGTAATTTTTCAACGGGGATTCCATATCAATTAAACTATGTGCAAATTCATGTGTAGGTATATATGCTCCCAGCTTGTCTTGCGGCATTTTAATACAATATCCTTTTTTTGAAAGTACACTTATTCTTTCCACCATACTGTCAAAGTCAGCCATTTTGTGAGGATTTATGATCAATTCTTTTACTCCTACGGAATTTTTGTGTTGTGTAGTAGCAAAAAACTGCGCTCCGAAGGTTTCCTTTTTCTCGGCCACACGGATTTTTGTCAGTCCAGTGTAATATTGTTCCGACAATTCCTCAATTACTCCACTGAATTCTTTAGCCGCTCTTCCTGATATTCCACTGTAATCCGCAGTTACCGGATTTAAAGCATTACTTTTCAACTCGGAAGCCGATGCTAAGTTTAACGAAAAATGTTTCCGTCTGTCATCATATGCCTGTAACAGCTTGTCCGTTGCTTCTCTGTTAACGCTTTCAACATTTCTATTATCCTGTCTTTTCTTCCACTCTTCCCTTCTTGAAGCATAACGTTTTTGATCCTCCGGATCCAGTGAGTACTTGTCCATCCGATCAAACTTTTCTGCCTGTCTGTCTGCATATTGCCGTTCCGCCTCTTTGTGGTTCCCATCCTCTATATTCTGTATTTCTTTTTTTGTGAATTGGTCATCCGGAGGGGTACTGATTCCTTCAAAGTAGGTGGTATGGGCATCCTTGCACCTTGGATGATAAAGCCCTGCCGCTATTGCCGTGCTCATTAACGGGTATGGACCGTCTTTTGAAGAACCTCCGCTCCACACATCATCTATCAATACCTTTCCAACCCATGGAAGGCATTTCGGGCACGGGTTCCCACGTTTATTCATAATGACAGTGGAAATTCCCCACTCCTGCCTTTTCTCCCCTTCCCCCTGCAGGTATGCCCTCTTTGAAGCTGTTCGGATAGCCATATCTGCATAATCCGATAAAGTATGGCGTGCCCCATTGGCGTATTCCACACAGTTAAGCCCTGCTGCCCTTAAATTCTTGGTTGCCATATCCACCGCTTTTTCATAGGTTCCAGCTCCTGTATTGGCATAAACCTGGGCATTAAAAACAACCTTACGGTATTGGTCATTTGACATTCGCAAGACTGCTATTTCTGCTTTCTTCAGATCATCCGTAGTGGCCTTAATCAAGGCATCCAGCTTTCGCTCATTTAACCGGAAGAATTTTGCTGACATAGTAGAGGAACTTCTCCTGTAGCCTTTAAATCCTTTTTTGATGGCTTCCAGTATTTCTATTTCCTGTTCCATGCTTCCGGTGCTATGAGCCGCCCTGATGATGTCATCTATCTTTGCATTGATATCCTTAAACTTCTTTGCATATCTTTTTTGGTTCTCCAGCTTATATTTTTCCAAAGCCTTAAGCTGCTCCACCTGCCACTGGGTCCATTCAATGCCTTCTTCTGTTTCCTCGGCACGGTGCCTCTCCATGTTCCGGATCATGGACTTAATCAGCTCATCTTCAATTGCTGCAAAAGCTTCTCCAATATCGTATTCATCCATTACTATGCTCCATTAGAATATACTTTGAATCCCTGCTGCTTAAAATGCCTTATAAGTTCCTTTAGCTTTGTCCTGCTGGTGCACTTATCGCATCTTAATTCCGCATAATCCTTTTTCTCAACTGCATAAATTCCGAAAGGCACCTGCTCACTGGCCACTTTCAGAAGTCCCTGGTACTCTTTCCTGCTCATGCTGTAGGTTCTCTGCATCACTTTTACCTTCAATGATATTCACTCCTTCCAATGCAACTTCCGGTTCTTGTACTGTTGAGATTCCCTGTTCCTCTTTCAGACGGGCAATCTCCTTATTTTTCCATGTTTCATCCTTGGAATCCCCATAAAGCTCTTCCACACAAGCCTCTATTGACATGATTCCCTGTGTTTTTCCCTTTCCCACAGTTTCTACCTGGCTTTCAAAGCTGGGATTAGCATATTCTCCGAATGGAATATCAACTTCGATTTCTTCCAGTGACTCCTTTGCTAAAGCATGAAGGGCGTTGATGCTGGCTGAAATCAGCTCCGGCAGAGTTTCCTGAAGCGCCTCTATGATGGCATTTCTGGTATACAGGGTTGTTTTCTCTTTTTCCCGCTGTGCTTCGGCATTATCCAGCTTTTTGACATCTATTCCAAGTGTGGACGGGCTGATGATTCCCTGCAGGCAGAGGTCTAAAGCCGTTATGTAAGATGCCATATAGCTGTCATGAGGAATATCCGGCTGCTCTGTGGTTATTGTGTTCTTTCCGTTTTCTTCCATATTGTCGCCGCCAGCTATAAAGCGGTTATCAAAGGGATTGGGCTTTAGCATTTCTCCTGTATCAATACTTCTTGGAATATAGGACTCCGGCACATAGGTTCTTGCCCTTCCGGCTCTTAATGCATCCATCCATTGGCTCCACGCTTCATCAAATGCATCGAAGCTGTCCAGTTTTCCTGCAAATATGGAGCCGCCCCGTCCTTCAAATTTATTATTTTCAAATATGCTCAAAGGAACTGCCAGCATCAGATCATCTTCAAATTTCCATGCTTCCGGCACTCCTTCCAGTATTTTTATATCTACCTGCTTATCATCCTTATACAGCTCATTCCGGATATATCCATGTCCGTAATACTCACATAGGATATATTTATTACTGCTTATTTCATAAGGTGTCTTAAACATGATCTCTTTTATCCGGTCATGTTCTCTGATGAGTTCAATCCTCTCTCCCGGATACCATTCTATAATCGGGTACTCACTGACTTTTGTGTCTATGGTTATCTTGAAAGCCCCGTCTCCGATAACCAGAACTTCTCTTAAACACTTTTCAAGCTTCTTGCGGAATTTGTTATTTTTCTCAATTTCTTTCCATACGTCTTTGTTCTTTCCTTTTTTAAATTCAAAATCATTCATATCAGAAAGCACAATGGATGTAAGCGTCCTGACAATCAATCCCGGAAGCCCTGTATGTATCTTCCTCATTTCCATTCCCGGGGTACACCTGCTCGCCCAGAACTTATACTTATCGGCATATTCTGTCAGACTATGGTAAAGCTGTTCCAGTTCGTTCCCGTCTCCTCTGTACCATATTCTGTTTTTAATAGCTTCTGCTTCAAAGTCAAGCACTTCATTGATCTGGATGTTATAAGGGCTTGACGGATTGATATTCAACCATGTACGGATGCCTCTTTTTATCTTTTCGCTCACTTTTTTTGTCCACCTCATTATTCTTTATTCCCTTCTTCAAAACCTATCAGCTGCTTATAGGGGATAAAAGCATACTGACCGGCATTAATGGTATGATCGTTGCGGTCCTCTGGAGCATCTTTGTCTTCCTGCCAAGAATACCGCTCCAATTCCGATATATGCTCTGTACATGTTTCAACAACCAGATAACTTCCCTGCTGTATCCAGCCAATTTGCAAGTTGATTCTGTCTATGATGGTTATCTTTTTATAAGAATTAAAGAAATTGTAAATGCAGCCATGCAGCCTTTTATATTTATTCAATTCCGTTATGGTTGCCTGATCAGCACAGTCAACAAATACATCCTTCGCAAAGCCCCATTCTTTTTTACAGTAATCAAGAAACTGAATGAATTTTATGGTTGTGTCAGAAGGCGCCAGCGGAATGTCCAAATCCGCATTGCTGTATACCTTTTCCTCAATGGTTATAAGCTTCCTGTCAAAGGTTATTCCCTGGAATATCATTGCTATGGTATCCGGAGAACTGCTGGAATAGGATGTGTCAAGACCGGCCGTAAATTTCCTAAATCTTATTTTCCCCGCCCTGATCTGCTGCTTAAGCCAGTCCTTGGATACCACATGTTTCTTTCTTTCAAAGTTTGGAAATACCAGCCCCGTTGCTTTCCCCCGCAAACCTTCAATCTTGTTTTTCCATATCTTGGTTCCCTTCGGTGTGTTGGTAATTATCTTCTCAAGCTTCTCTTTATCCAGCCCCAGATTATGGGTAAAAGAAAAGAACCAGTGCACCCATCCGGGCTTTGGCTCTTCTGTTAATTCCTCTATGATTTCTTTAGGCGTTTCCTGCTTCCATTCAGGAAGCGGTCTGGCATGGTTGATATATTCCGAATAGACCTTGAG